TCCTTGAGGGTTCCGGGTGTTCGGTCTGCGACTTCTGCGCTGATGGGAACTCGTACCGACATCTGTGCGTTTGATAAATAGGACATTATCTTGTCGGCAAGTATCTTGGGGGCGTTAGAGGTATAACTCTGGTATCCGTTGCCTGCGTCGTAGGGATTCATACGATACAGGCCGTAATCGTTTTCCATCCGTGTTCTTCGCGTTCGGAATCCCGGCGAGTCCCAGACCTCTTCGATCTGGTCTACTAGGTCGTCGATTTTTGCCACGTTACCACCTGTTTACAGTAATGATCTTTGTCGCCCCTGCCGCCCTGGCGTAACCAAAGTTTACAACGAGTCCGTAGGTAATTGCCTTAATGCCGTGGTTAAAAGCGTCCCTTGGTTCTCTCCCGACAACATTATTATCCCTGTCCGTGCGCCAGGTATAGACATGGATCTGGTCGTCGAACGGGTTCGCGCATCCTCCGAGTTCGGAAATAACCCCCCTCGCCTTTGGATTTATCAACATGTGCGGCTGTCTTGTTGACGGGTTCTCTTTCAAGAATGTATTAAACCGCTCTACCCCGTCAAGTATCCCGACGCGCTCTGACTGCATGTAAAGCCCTGCTTTTTCGAGCCATGTATCTACCGGGCGGGACTCCCCGATGCTATGTGCGGCTATATCGATGACAGCGTGTTGAACGTCCTGCCACCACGGGCGCATCTGGCAGATCTCTATGATTTCCTCGGTGATCTTCTCCCTCTCGAAGACCTCGTCGATAATTCTTACCTGGTCTCCGATTATCTGCACCACCTCGACTGCATATGCGGACTTCGTGACCTGCGAATACCCCGGGTCTACCCATAAATGGACGGCTTCGCCCTCGATATACTCTGCCCTGTCGGATATATGCGTTTGAACGTCGAACATGCTGTGGACAAGCCCTTTTGGGGGAGCAGGTACACCCGCAATACGCTCGTTGAACCAGTCTTCGGAGTGCAATCGCTCTAAAGAGAGGATTTCCTCGTCTTCCCTGCCGTCAGGATAGACAACCTGGTTGGTCCACGACGGCAATGAGAAGGAAATAGCGTCATCGTCGGGGTTAAAGAACTGCCAGGCCTCCCATTGCGAGGGATACCAGCCTAAAGACATCTCGAATGTACCCTCTAAGAACAGATACCCCCGTTTTTCTGCAATTCTGCCCCTGAGCCTTAGAAAACTCTCGTAATCGATCTGAGAAGCCTCGCAGGCAACCACCATTCTTGGGGCTTCCATAGCAAGGCTCCGATGATCCTGCGCCGACTTGGTCTTAATCGTAAAGACACCCGGCTTATCGCTGGTACCGCAGGCAACCGTCATCTCCCCGGGGTCGATACGCTTGGTCTGCTTGATGAGAAAGCCCAGCTTCGTAAGGATTTCCGACAGGTAGTTCCATTCCGCACGGGTCCTCTCGTAATCCCGTGCCACCAGCCATACGATATCGTCTGCCTCGAACTCGTCCAAGCGGCTGATTATCGATAAAGCCCCTAAGAAACTCTTCCCCGCACGTTCTCCACCCGCAACAAGCTTAATACGTGCCTTGTGATTGAGGATCTCGTCCTGCTCAGGCCACGTATCGAAACCTATCGTACTGAGAATCGCCTTCCTATCCCCGGCAAGTAACAAGTTACACCTCCTAAAGCACAAACTCCTTTAGCGCAGGAGGCGTTTCTTACGCATAAGGAGCCTGGCTGTTGACGACAAAAGCCTCTAAAGGACGTACCTACCCGACAGAGACAACTGTAACCCTAACGAGGACTCAGAGAAGGAGGAAACCCCGGATACGACAGCCTCGACAACAACAAAAGTATAAACAACATCATACGCATAACTCAAGAAACATCCGTTACACCCCGTTACACGAAAGGGGGAAAACATTTTTAAGAAAGGGGGTTAACACTGTTACAAATATATACGTCAGTATTTGTAACAGTTAAACAGTTAACTAGGTTAACCAGTCCCGCGCACGCGAGGAAACCCCGTTACATTTCCCGTTACATCAGCGTTACATGCGTTACATCCATCTCAAAATGATGTAACGCAAGCGTAACGGCAACACTTTTCGCGTTACACCCGTTACACCCCCGTTACACCATGTAACACGACACAACTACACCTAGTACTTTTCAGGTTCTGAAGCGTCAGAGGGGTCCCAACACACACCCTACCACCCATTCCCACAGCACACCCCCCTTTACCCCAAACACACTGCGGTGGCTCGCTCCGCTCGACGATATATACCGCCACCCCTAACCCACGGAAAGCGGCAAGGAAAGCGGCAAGCGGCAAGCGGCCAGGTTCGCGGCAAGTCTTCGCGTAAGTCTTCGCGTCTGAGTTACTCGCAACCGCGCGCGAGATTGTCACAGCAAATGAGACATTTCCTGAGCTTCATCCCTGGCGTAATTACCTAGCATGACTGGCAAACATTCCGCGTTAACCTGGTCCTATTTCGCGTTGATGTTTCGACAATCCTTAAACTCTTCAATATTGACCATGTTTAGTGTTTATTTATATTGCAAGGTGTAGCATTATCCTATAGAGTTAACGTAGTTCTAAAAACTAGCAAACCAGAACGAGAGAATCACATCATGATCACAACCGATGTTAAACAGCATCGTGCAAACATACGCCAGGCACGACGCGAGTTGGGCCAACTATTCGAGTATTCCACTGTCGTTGTTTGGGAAGGTAACTCACCAATCAATAACGCGCCGATTGTCGCAGTCATTACCAACCTTAAGACATCATCCGAAAATAGAAAAACAGATGACATGTGCCAAATGTACATACTGGTTAAAGATACGCGGCCAGTTGACGCTGTAGACAACGGAGACGACGCCGCGGTTTGCGGTGCCTGTCCATTGCGACCGATAGCCGCGAAAATTGCCAGGCAACAAGGTAACATCGTCGACGCGTGTTACGTAAATAAAGGTTGGCTAGGTAAATTGTGGGATTCAATACCAAACTTGCCGCGAGTACATCCTGAGATTATCGGCCAGTTCTTAGAATCTACAAAATTGGAATTCCGGGAAGGGGCATACGGAGATCCGGCCGCTGTTCCAATGTGGGTACGTCGCGAACTTAACCGCGGACGCGGCACGTCGTACACTCATCAATGGAATACCGATTGGATCGATCCGGATGTTAAAGACTTCAGTATGGCCAGTGTTCAAACCGTTGATGAAAAGAACGCGGCTAACAAACTGGGATATCGTACTTACAGAGTAACATCCGGGAACCTGGAACCTGATGAGATCCTCTGTCCAGAGATCACTAGCAATGCAACATGCAAGGCCTGTGGATTGTGCGCCGGGAATCGAGTCCAGGCGAAAAACATCGTTATCCGGCCGATCTAGATTAGATTGTCTAGTCAATAGGCACAAATTCCAGGACCACCAGGGTTTGTGCCTATCACTAGGTTATCTACTAACCTAAACAAACAAACTAGCAAGGATTGAGAGTTAACTAGCATGGATATCTTAGAAATTATGGAACAGGTCGATAGCTACGGAACCGTTGAAACGCCAGACGGCTGTACCGTAGAGCCGGACGGCATATGCCCACATGGCCAAGAGTCGCCACTGCTAACACTGGGCATGATCTAACAAGGCACCTACAAGGCCGTCAGGTAGCCTCACAAGCTACCGACAGCCGGGGCAGGTGTTGAGATACTAGTAACAGAATTGAAGGGCGTTATGAGTGATCGAGAATATATCCAGGCACAAATTGAAAACTTAAAGGAACAATTCAGAGAGTTACCGCCTAAGCCTGAGAGGCTTAACGGCTGCGAATGTGCGCGGTGGGAGGATCACGACGGCCGATGCTACGGCCTAGACTGTCACTGTCACAGTTAACCCTATGGGTGCAGCGCGCTAGCCGGGTGCTAGCGTGTTGCGCCGATAGTGTTAGCTATCGAAACTAGCAACAGAGAAGAGTTAATAATGCACGTTGAACAATCACCATTTGCCGCGATGCAATTGCGTTATTCAATCGCAAATAAAACAGCAGGTATCTGTACCGATTGCGGTCTGGAAGATTCCGACCCTACGCGGTTTGACGGTATGTATTGCACAGGCTGTGCAGACTATAACGAGGAGAGTTAACGAGATGCCAGGCACGACTAGCGATGACCTTATTTATAAAGTACTCACAGCAGGAGAGTTAACACAAGAGGGAGTCACGATAGCGAGAGGTGTTGAGACTTCCGACCCAGCGATGGCCAACGCGCTACGACGCTGGCTTGTAGAGACGCGCGGTGATGGTGGAGAGGTAGCGAGAGAGATATTTAAACAGGCTCGTGCAGCAAGGCGCGAGAGGAGGATCAACCGATGAAGTACCAAGTATTAATCAGTGACGTGCGAGTGTTCAAGATAACAGTGCAAGCTAGCAATCTTGAAGCAGCTAACGAACTGGCCGACGCTGCTCTTGAAGCAGGATACGAAGAGCATGGGGAACTACGTGAGGTGCGTGATGCCCAAGTGGATGACGTTTATCCCGTAGAAGAGGAGAGTTAATCAATGACTAACCAACGAACCACAATCGCTCACAACGGAATCATCTACCAAGTTTTCCAAACATTCACCCTAAAAGACCATGAAGGTTGGGCGGACAATGTCGCCGACCTCATGCGTAATAACGGCATCATCGCCACGCACGGAGTCCGACGCCCAAACGGTCGTAAGGAATACATGCTTGATGAATACGCCAACGGAACCACAGGGAATCTTCAATCCCTGGGTGAATGTAATGAGGCGCGAGAGGAGAGTTAATCAATGAACCTTGTCATCGGAGATCACATTAAATTCACGCTGCCGAAATTCACAGGCGGGTCGTTCAGCTTCTCAGGCGGCCGGCGCAGGACCAGGGGCGGGACACGCGTCGGCGACGAGTCGTTCAGTGGCAGGATCGAGCGCGACTGGTACGACTCAAACAATCGCCACTGGTTCTCGATCAGGCTCGACGATAGCAGGATCAAACGTGTTCAGGGTAAAAACCTGTATCCGGCAGTCACTTCGCACGACCCTGGCGACCAACACGCGGAAGCTGCCAGTGAAAAGCATACGCGCAAACAGATCGGATATTGATAGCAAAACCTGTTGACAGCAGGGTGTAGTATCAGGCACAATCAAAGCAGGCCAGGTTGACTGGCCGACACTAGTAAGAGGATCACAAGATGAATGAATTACGCCCAGCGACCATGATTACCCAACAGCAGCAAATACAAAATATCGAAACTGACTCAGCTTACCTTGGTGTTGAAGCCAAGATGCTTGCTACCGCTATCGTCAAAGAAGGCTTCGGTGAAGCAAAGACAGCCAGAGGTGTAGCAAACGCAATCAACCGAGGATTCAACCGATACCACCAAGACGTAGCAGACCTCTTGAATCAACCCATCCCCGGCTACTCCGACAGCATGGTTTTCACAGCCGACACCAACACTGCCAGCGTCTACAAGCCCGGTGAGTGGGACGAAATAAAACAATGGATAGTTGTTGACGAGGACAACGGCATCTACGAGTGGGGCGTAAAGGTCGGAGCAGTTATCAAGAACAACCACGGCTGGTACGTTGAGCCTTACTACTCATTCAGTCTCGCAGTCTGCAAGGTCTAACCAACCCGCATACAACCAAACGCCCCAGCAGGATTACCTGGCTGGGGCATAGGGGTTAAAGCGGTCAGGCGACCGTAAAACAGAAGAGGATCACAAGTATGTCCATAACGGGGGTGACTGGATAGCCTGTAACGAAGACCACATGTGGACGTTGCAGTACGGGGGTTCGACTCCCTCCACCTCCACCAATAGAGGATGGGCTATGGTAGCCAATAAGATTCCAAACCTTATGGAGTGGGTTCGATTCCTACATCCTCTGCCAATATTTACTAGCTAACTAGCATGGGGGCCGCGCATCCTATCGCGCGGAGAGAGTCACTAATGACAGTCAAAGAACTGGCCGACAAACTAGCCAAGATAATATCCGAAGGACATGGTGATCGCGAAACCTGCGTGTATGACGATGGGTTACAGGTTATGGGAGTAGAACTATCTGACCTGCATTTCGACGGCCTACATTTCCAGAGGAGAGGCACTAATGACTAACCAACTTATTCTTATCAACGAACCATCGACAAGGATCTCCGGTACTCACTTGCAGGGATACATCCGAGCGTCCGGTGCTGAACTTATCCGCAAGCTAGGTCGTCCACAACAGGGCGACGGCTATAAGGTGTTTAGCGAATGGACGGTCGAGTCCGACAACGGTGTCGTTACGATCTACGACTGGAAGGGCGCGAACATTCTCGACGAGTCAGTCTCCACCTGGAACATCGGAGGCCACGACAGGTCATGCTGGCAGGTCCTCGACGATGCAGGTATTGAGGAGAACCAAGCATGAAGAACACGATGACAAAAGAACAGGCATGGAACTGGCTTGGAGATAGGGGAATCTCTGTTAGCAAGCACAACGTGCGTGTACGTGGAATCTGGGCGTTTGTACGGTATCCAGTAGAAGGGCATTACGAGGAGCAGGTAGACTACTACCACCTCGACAGCCCCCTGTACGCTGAACCGTTTGACTGCATCAGGATCGATGACAGCCCGTTTGCTGAAACCGATACGGCCAAAGTAGACGCAACTGTCGAGCGGATCACCGAACAATTCTACAAGGATTTCCCTGAAGAACTTACAGGCTCGTGCCTGGTGGCGATCAGCGGAGACTGTGCAGCAGGTGGACTAGGCCCGGACAACGATGTCCTGCCATTCGATGACAAACACCAGGGCATAGTTCTTGATTTCCTGCGAGCGCAGTTTGAGTTCTATAGTTATTTCCATTTCAACGCGACACAGTCGCCCCCCACCTTGTATACAAAGTTCCATGACACGTTTTTGGCACTGAAAGATGCCGATATATTCAAGCACAAATGGCACTTCAGGACAGAGTGGGAACTGGCTTACATGTCTGAGATCGAAGACACGAAAAGGTTTCACCCGTACCGGATCGTCAAAGAAGAGGAGAACCAGACTAGATGACTGACATGCTCGACGCGGCTCTAAGCTACGCGACTACCCAAGGATGGGCGGTCTTAGCACTCAGCCCTAACTCCAAGATCCCAATCAAAGATTCGCTGCTCCAACCCAACGGCTCCCTGTCAGCCACCACTGACCCAGAGATAATCACCAAGCTGTTCACCACGTACCCGAAGGCGAACATCGGTATCGCATGTGGTGAAAATTTTACGGTGGTAGATCTTGACGGCCCAGAGGCTAAAGAGGCACTGACACAAGCGGGTCTGGATATCCCAGAGTGCCGAACACACAAGACCCCGCGCGGTTTTCATATCCTGCTAGAACCAGACACTGAGTTAGCCCAGACAGCAGGGCTACTGCCCAAACTTGACGTACGAAATGGGGCCTCAAACGGTTACGTCGTTTGTCCACCATCAGTCATCGACGGCAACCCATACAAACTGATTCGCGACCTACCACTTGGCCAGTGGCCAGAGTTAGTTGAGTACGCGAAGACCCATAAGCAGTCACCCCGTCCACGCACAGGCGATACAGCAGCGTGGGATGAGGTTACACAGCCTAGCTGGGTGAGCGAGTACCTCTCCGGTGGCGCACCCGAAGGTCAACGCAACGATGTAGCTGCTCGACTGGCTGGGTATCTCAACAGCAAGCGCATACCTCTGGATGTAGCCAGACAACTGCTAGAGACATTTCGGTTAGCGTGTGACCCGCCGATGGGTGAGCGCGAACTCGATCAGACACTTCAAAGTATCTATCGATATATCCCAGCAGAGAATGTCTTCACGAATGAAGATGTGTCAATGCCCGTAGTTTTATCAGAAATCGCTAACCGCCGGGTTTTTAGATACTCAAGCGAAGACCTGGTGGTGGAACTTAGCCGTATCTATACGAGCAGGTCGGGTATCGACTGTTGGATTAAGTTCAGTACGCATACCGATCCATTGTTTGGTCCAGTACGTCTGAACCTGTTGTCATCATCAGGTCGTGAGTCACTTGCTCGACTGCTCAAGAACCGTAAGCCACTCAACTGGCAGATGGTACTGGATCAGGTGTCCAACATGGTCAGCAGTTCCCTTGAAGAGGGTGGTGCTGCAAAGGACATGCGATTCTACTCTCCCGAATCTGTCGATCAGGGGTGGTGCATCAGGCCGTATGTGCAAACGAACCAGGCAACGATCATGTTCGGCTTCGCAGGTAATGGTAAATCAACCATCGCCACTGCCCTGCTGCTATCGAAGGCAACGGGCGCGCAGCTTATCCCGGGCGTTGATCCGGGGTTCCCGGGTGCTGTCCTATATGCCGATTGGGAAGACTCTGAAGAGGCCTTCAACACTAGTGCTTCGGCGATTCTTCATGGTCATCAACTTGGATGGGGTGATGTCATTAAGCCTGTCCTCTACCGACGCTATCATGGCAGCCTTGCTGATCATTTTGACGCGCTCGCTGCTGACATAGCCGAACACGATATCAAACTGATATGCGTCGATTCACTCGTGGCTGCATCAGGTGACCAGTACTCGCCCAACGATGCAGAGGCAGCCAGAACATGGCATCAGGTGGTGTCGGCACTGGGTGTATCGAGCATCGGGATTACACATGCTGCAAAGAACAGCAAAGAACCGTCAGCATTCGGTAGTGTCTACTACACGAATTTAGCCCGAAGTATATTCGAAATCTCAGCCGATGCTGAAGCAGGTCGCAACAGTTCTGTCATTGCTGTGACCCACCGTAAGGGGAACAACACTGGCCTGATGAAACCTGTCGGATTGAGCGTTGACTTCGAGAGTGATGAATTCGACAACCCGGTGAAGATCCAGTACGCATCGGCAGACTTGACGCAGTCAGAGGTACTGGCTACCAAGCTGTCATCATCGGACCGGATAGTGTCATTGATCACCAAGGTGAGTATGTCGCCGTCCGAAATATTAGAAGAGTTAACTGATCTAAAACCAGTGACGATTCGCCAGGCTTTACTCAGGCTCAAGGCGCGTAACGAAGTCTCGATGAACAGTGCAGGGCAGTATAGAAAACTAGATGACGTTACCTCTTGACGTTACACCCCTCTTTAGAGAGGGGGGTGTAACGGTAGAGGACGTTAAGAGGTTATATAAGAAAGATAGATTTGACAGGGTGTGGTATCATAGATATAAGCGGGTCAGCTTTGACCCCAGAAAAGAGGATCACATAAATGACAGCGAGAGTATGCCCATGTTATTGGATAAAACCTACAACGCTAGGGTTGGGCTTCGGGATGACGATGAGAAAACGAGGTGGTGTTTTAGGATACGAGCATGGTGCATGTCACGACAAATGTATTGATAAGGGGCCAGGTTACTGCTCCGACGAGACTTACCCCGACTGGGACGCTCAAGGGGTTGGTATTGTCAGGCATGATGAGTGTGGACTACCAATTCCCAAACGTGCATGGCTCCACTGTGGGCCATGCGAAGAATAAAAGAGGATCACTTGACCAGTAATTTGATAAGCGACTTAGCAGATCACATTGACGATGTCATAGGTGACAAGGCCATCTCGCTAAACACGAGAGGGACTGAAGGCACACTGACCTACGAGGAATGGAACTCGTGCGACCATTGTGGTCATGCTGGTGAGAGCCAGCCCGAGATACAGCACGACATGGTCTGCCCGATTGGGTGGTTCCAGGATTTAGTTGACGATGTTAGAAACCCTAAGCCAAAGGAGACAAAGTAAGTATGGCAATAACTGAAACGACCAAGAAGGTACAGGCACTGCGACAGGTCATGTCGTCACGAGAGATCGCTGACGCTGTGAAGACCTCGTCGTCTGAGCAGGTACGCAGATGGATACGTGGTGACGCGCAACCATCACCGGAACGAGTAGAAATTATCAACGAACTATTTGAGCAATACGTAACGAAGGAGAACTATGGGAATTCGTAACGAGGAACTATGGCCGCACGACATCTTCAAGCTGGACGATAAAGGTAGAACCACGTTCAACTTCAAAGTCCTTACAGTGGACCGGGCATTCGACGGTCAGTATGGCTACGGATTGAAGTTCGTAGAAGACCCCGGCGAATTGATATGGAATCTCAAGGGTCAGTGGAACGAACAGGAACGCAAGTTCGATGACTACGCTGGTAAGAAATACCAGGAAGGCGACAGGGTAGAGGTTCAGTTAGGCCACCGGACATACACAAAGAAGGACGGCTCCGCTGGCGAGGGCAGGGACGTAAACAGGATTCGACCTGCGAGTGAAACATCTCAGCCGTCACCGCAAGCAGAGCCAGCAGTCCAGGGAACCAGCACCGGAGACTTCCGCACCACGAATCAGAAGGCTGCGACAGGTCAGGTACTGAACATCTTGGTATCGCTAACGACTGCTGGCCTGACAGACAGCATCGGTATAACCGAAGAAGCTGCATTTGCAATCATCAAAGAAGCGATGATCGGCAACTTAGAAGACAAGCCCTTAGACCTGAGTACATTGCACACACTGCTTGTCCCGGTCGAAGAGCAACCTGCCGAGCAACCTGCCGAGCAACCTACTGAGCAGCCCGAAGAGGGCGAAGAAAGAGAAGAGTTGAAATGGTAATAACCAACAACGCTGGTTATCCAGAGGCACTAGTAAAGGCTGTTGAGAACGACAGCTACTCAAAAGGCGAGGGCGTAGATCGCAGCGTAACCGGGCTGCTTGCTCCTCCAAGGCAAGCTGCGCTAAAAGAGATCCACGGCCACGAGATCGTCGAGGATGTATCCGACAGGACATACGCACTCTATGGTCAGCTTGTCCATCTGCTCCTTGAACGGGCTGGTGAGCAAAGTCGGAATGCGATAAACGAAGAACGGTTATACACCGAAGTAAATGGCTGGAAGATTTCCGGGCAGACTGACACCTTGACGCTAACCGAAGATCAAAGAAGCTGGATCATATCCGATTACAAATTCGTGACAGCGTACAAGTTCAAGCGAGATTACTCTGGCACTCTTGTCATGGATGAAGGCTATGAAAACCAGTTGAACCTGTACGGCCACTTGCTGCGAGAGAACGGGTTCAAGGTAGATGGGCTAAAGATTGTCGCCATCTATCGTGACTGGTCGAAACTTGAAGCCAAGCGCGACAAGAACTACCCTCAACTAGGCGCAGAGACACACGAGGTCCCGCTGTGGTCTGAGGAAAGAGCCAAAGCTTTCATGGAAGAGCGTGTCCGGTTACACCAGGACGCAGAGAATGACCTGCCCGAGTGTACCGATGATGAACGCTGGGCCAAGCCCGACAAATATGCATTGATGCCTACCGCCAAGAGTGTAAGGGCGCGCAAGCTGTTCGACTCCGAGATCGATGCCACCACATGGGCTGCTGCCAACAACATGAAGACGGGGTGGGTGATAGAACATCGCAAAGGTGCTAACGTCCGGTGCGAGAACTACTGTCCTGTCTCTGAGTGGTGCGACCAACTTAAAATTCTAAATGCCAGTTGATAAAACTGTCCCCGGTTTGGAATGCAAGTGCGAACTTGAATGAAGATTAGAAGAGAGGATTAGAATGTGGTTGTATATACCGGACTTGCCCTCTTCGCGGGGGCAGGTGGGCTTGAACTCGGACTCAAGCTTGCACTCGGAGATCGATACAAGTGTGTCGCCTATGTGGAACGAAGCATCGAAGCCGCCAGCGTTCTGGCAACGAACATGGAACGACCCGAAGCAGGTCTGGATAAGGGTGTTATCTGGGATGACGTTACAACCTTCACAGGCGATGTCGTTAGCCCATTCGTGGATAACATCGACATTATCTCAGCGGGATTTAATTGCCAGCCCTGGTCGTATGCAGGGGCAAGAAGAAAAACCGACGATGAGCGATGGCTCTGGCCCAATATCGTCGAAATTCTTGGGACAATTCACCCCGAATGGGCGTTTTTTGAAAACGTCCCCGGACTTCTTCGAGGTGGACTCGGCCCCATCCTCTCTGATCTTACCTCGCTCGGGTTCGGTCAAATCGAATGGACAAGTGTTCGAGCAAACGATGAAAGAATCGGCGCACCGCACAAACGGGAAAGGCTGTTCATCTTGGCCCACGCCGACAACGCAGGAAGTCCCTCACCCGGAAGCGGAGTTAACCGAATCGGGTCGAAGGAAAACGAAGGACGGGCAGAGCAGCCACAGCCTGAACCTCGAGGATCGGGCAAGCAACTGGTTAACCCCATCGGCAAACGAGGACGCGGCTGGCACACTAGCGGGGAATATGCAGAACATGCTTTCCCACCAGGTCCAAGCGCAAGCGCAGAGTGGAAAGATATTCTCTCCCAACGTCCCGACATCGCACCGGCGGTTGAATCCGAAGTTCGTGGAGTGGCTGATGGGGTGGCCCGAGGGCTGGCTAGAACTCAGCAGCTTCGTATCCTCGGAAATGGAGTAGTCCCGCAACAGGCAGCACTGGCTTTTCAGATATTGAAAGAGAGGATTGATGGTTCAACTACAACTAGCAAATAGCACTGACAAGATACGCAACATATCGCGCAGATCGATTCGCGAAAGGTTCATCGACTTCCACTACGATAACCCGGCTGTCTACCAGGCTATCGTGGATATCGCCCGCGTGATGCAGGGCAGGGGAATACACAAGATGGGTATCGCCCTGATCTTTGAGCGACTGAGATGGCTGCACTTCATAGACACGAAGGGATCGGAAGGGTTCAAGTTGTCGAATGATTTTAGAAGCGAGTATGCTCGACTGATCATGCAACAGGAGAAGGATCTTGCAGGGTTCTTTGAGATAAGGGAATTAAGGAGAAACGATGAGTAGGGTTGGAATGAAGACCCCCGAAACGTGTAGTGCTGGTCACCCGATGACCGGAGAGAACATTTACTGGGACAGTAAGCACGGCGTTACCTACTCTGTTTGCAGGACATGCAGGACTGCACGTAGCCGAAAGCGTTATAGAGAAACATCCCTTACGAAGACTGAAAGAAATGAGTTGAGCAAGAGTCCTGTCATACAAAAATATAATGTGAAGAAGATAACTAACTGCCCGAAATGCGATGGGGTCTTGATAAGAAGTCGAGATGAGTACGACCCCTTATACTGCATCCCCTGCGGGTGGCGACCAACAGCTT